TTATGATAATAATAAGAAAGACGATCATATACACAATATTATTAGAACATTTTGGTTTTTATTACACATTATAACTTGTTGTATGATTATAGCAGGTAACGGAAGGATGTTGAATATATGGTAGATAAATTTATTTTTGATGTTGACGGAACACTCACACCTAGTAGACAAGAGATTGATATGGACTTTGCTGTTTTCTTCACAGACTTCTGTGCTGAAAATGATGTATATCTCGTTACTGGAAGTGATAGAGAAAAAACAATAGAACAGGTAGGAGAGGAAATATACAGTCTTGCTGACAGAGTTTATAACTGTTCAGGTAGCGATGTATGGGAAGGAAATGTAAATGTTTATACGAGTGATTGGCAAATACCAGAAGAAGCAGAATCGTGGTTGAAAGCTGAATGTAGATTAAGTGACTTTCCTTTACGAACAGGATTGCATATAGAAAATCGACCTGGTATGGTAAATTTTAGTGTTGTAGGACGTAATGCAACTATGGGTGAACGTAAAATGTATGTTGAATACGACACCAAAACAAAAGAAAGAATTAGGATTGCTAAAGAATTCCAAAAATTTTTTCCAGCCATACAAGCAGTGGTTGGTGGTGAAACTGGTATAGATATCTTTCCTTATGGTAAAGATAAAGCACAAATTGTAGAAGATTTTGATGAATTGAACGTTTCTTTACATTTTTTTGGTGATAGAATGGATCCGGCTGGAAATGATTACCCTTTGAAAAAAGTAATACTTGACAACAATTTAGGAACATGTTATAGTGTAGACGATTGGAAACACACATGGAAGCTACTAAAAAATATTTCCACGAAGTCTGGCCAGAAGAAGAAGCAATACTGAAGCAAGGCTTAGAATGGTCAAGACAAAGTAAGGCAGAGAGAACAAAAAAGAAAATGACAAGACGTATAGGTTTTGCATGTAAGTACATGCACCCGGACCAAACCCAGAAAAAGAAACTGCTAGAAGAGATTCAGCGTCCACTAAATACTCGAAGCACAACAGTTGCTTGGTTAAACAGGCAAACAAAAGAAGTTGCTGAAGAACGTTTGTGGGATATCATGGTCCACAACATTAAAAGTTATTACAACTTGATCGAGTATGTAGGAGGATTACCGAATGAACTTAGAATGGTTAGATTGGGAAGTGACGTCTTACCTGTTTATACTGAGCCTACTTGGTCTTACTTCTGGCGCAAGCCTGATGTACGACAATATTGCGAAAGGCACTTTCCAAACGTCGGCGCAAAGGCTCGTGAACTGGATGTCAGGCTTTCTATGCATCCTGGTCAGTTTACTGTACTTGCGTCAGATAATCCTGATATCGTAGAGAGAAGTATAGAGGAGTTTGAATATCATGTTGATGTCGCCAGATGGATGGGCTTCGGCCAGCAATTCCAAGATTTTAAGATCAATGTCCACATCTCCGGCCGTAAGGGTCCAGCCGGTATCATCGACGTCTACCCAAGATTATCTACGGAGGCGAGAAACACAATTACAATCGAAAACGACGAAAACTCGTGGGGCATCGAAGCAAGTTTGGAGTTACGAAAACACCTCGCATTGGTGCTTGACATACACCATCACTGGGTCAAAACAGGTGAATATATATTGCCCACCGACGATAGATTTTCTCGCATAGTAGACAGTTGGCGTGGTGTTCGTCCTGTCATACACTATTCGGTATCTCGTGAAGACATTTTAGTTGATCACGATTTAGATACATTACCAGACATGGAGAAGTTACTCGAACAAGGGTACAAAAAACAAAAACTTAGAGCACACTCTGATTACATGTGGAACAATGCAGTAAATGAATGGGCATTGTCCTTTAGAGACACCGCAGACATTATGGTAGAATCAAAAGCAAAGAATCTTGCTAGTATGAAACTACTAAATACTGTATGCGTTTCTTAGAATTACAAAATTGCAAAAGAACAAAAGCAAGTAAGTGTCAATGTTCTGATGTAGGTAAGTTGTCAGAAGATACTGAACAGCCTGTCTTTGCAATTTGTGAATTAGAACATTCTGATACTGTAAAAGGAACAATCTTATTCATGCAAAAATCTGGTTCACCTACTCTTATAAAGGGTACCATCAAAGGATTAGAACCAGGAGAGCATGGTTTTCATATACATGAATTTGGCGATTTAAGTCGTGGATGTGAATCAGCAGGAGCACATTATAATCCAGACGGTGTTGATCATGGCAACCTCGAAAACGGCCATGTGGGCGACTTAGAAAATATTACAGCGAACGAGGATAGGATTTCCGAATTTACTATTATAGCAAAAAGAGTAGATTTAATGGGAGATCGTAGTGTAATAGGTAGAGCAATCGTAGTTCATAGTGATCAGGATGATCTAGGTAAAGGTGGAGATGCAGAAAGCCTTAAAACAGGTAATGCAGGCGATAGATTAGCCTGCGGTGTTATTACCTTAACTAAAGGAGAAAACAATGATTAAAAAATGGGTAAAATCAAGAATTGAAGAACGTACTTCGTGGGATGGCGCGGCCTTAATCCTTATGGGTGTGTTAGTTCTTATCGCTGGTCCATTTGCAAAGTTGGCGGCCTACGCGGCTATCGCCTATGGTGCATGGACAATCTACAAAAAAGAGGATTAAAGTTCATCGATTGTGATGTCTGAATTTACAGGAAGATTTAATTTCTTCCTTTGCTCAACACCTTTTCTTTGAGCAAATCTTTTAGGGTCACAATCGGGGCAAACGTGGACATAAAAGTCGTCAAGTCTTTTAGGGTCCACTTTGCCCTTCTCTCTTTTAAATTCTTTATGGCATTCGTCACATTGAAAGATAACATAAGACCTAACACGTTTATATGGGTGGTTTTTTCCCTTCTTACTTTTACGTAAATAAAAGCGTACTTCTTTTTCAATTCTTTTATACATACTCATATTTAGTTACGTTAGGATTATAAAATATTATATAAATACATAGGAGCAGGTAATGGGAAACATATTATTTTTAACAGAATCAGCCAAGGAACAAATGGTTAGTATGCTTGAAGAACACAATAAAAGTGCTGTAAGATTAGCACTAAAAGGCGGAGGTTGTGCAGGATTTAAGTATGATTGGTCTTTGGAAGATGAAACAAAAAATGACGATGAAGTGATAGAATTACCCAAAGGAAAATTTTTAATAGATCCGGCTAGCATCATGTATCTATTAGGATCAACAGTGGATTATAAAAAAGAAGTATTTGGCTCATACTTTGATATAAAGAATCCTACATCTACTTCAAGTTGTGGGTGTGGCGAATCAGTAGGATTTTAAAATATGGCAAAACAAGATATTTACTTAGGTGTTGAGGGTAACGACGGTACTGGTGATAGTATTCGTGAAGCCTTTAGAAAAGCAAACGAGAATTTTACGGAACTATATGCTGTCTTTGGACAAGGCGGAACAATTAGTTTTACTGCACTTAATGACACTCCTGCCGCAATTACACCAGCCGGAGTATTAATAGGTAATTCTACAGGAACAGAACTAGTACAAAAAACGCTTACAGCAGGAACTGGTATTAGCATTGATAATTCAAGTACAACTGCTATAACAATTACTAACACTGGTGCGAATATTAATGCTGATACAAGTCCTATACTTGGTGGACCATTAAGCGGAAACAATGTTTATGCAATAGGTAAGATAGGAACATCAACGGCTTCAATTGCAGAATTCAATTCAACACACGGATCCACTATTACTATTGATGATATTGTTGTAGATAAAAAATATCAGGATAAAAATTATGCACCACATATTTTACATCAACCAACTAAACCTGTTTTAGCAAGGACTGAACCTACTGATGATACTGGATACACAAAAACTATATCAGAATATAGAAGTGGTAATCTTGTTATTAACAGTCATGGTTTTGACAATAGTATTAATGGTGCAACATGGAGATACACTACAACTGGTAGTGCTCCTAGCGGCTTAACAAATAACACGGATTATTTTATTAGATTTGTTAATGATAGCCAAATAAGTTTACATTCATCTAAGTCAGAAGCACAAAACGACAATGATAATACAAGGGCAAAGGTTAATATTGCTTTAGGTTCAACTACTGCAATTACAGGACAAGATTTTATTAAGGATCAATCATATGATTCTGCACTTTATGGATTTTTCAAAGACGATGAAGTCCTTCCTAGGAAATCAAGTGTAAGAAGACAAGGCGATGATATGACTGGTGCATTGTACTTGCATGATCATCCAGGATATCTTGCAGGCACAACAGGTGATATATCTGAAAGGCAAGCGGCAACAAAACTTTATGTAGATAATTCTTCCTACGCAAGTACCACAGATTTATTTGTTACCAAACAGGGTGACGATAGCCAGGCAAATACGCCAGTAGGATTTGAGGGAAGAGGTTTAAGTTATGCTTTTGGAAGTTTAAAGGCGGCGGCACAAAAAGCACAGGAAATTATGGAATCAGCACCAGTGGAACCAGGTGCATACAGACAAACAATAACATACGATCAAGGTAATGGCATTGCACTTGTTACGGGTGCAGAAACAAAAACACCAAATGCCGCGGCTAAGAATGCAGTTACATATCTACAAAAGAACAGACAATTTATTCAGCAAAGTGTAGTTGACTATGTTCAGGACTATTATCCTTCACATGATTTTGCCGCAACTAATGTACAAAATCCAAATGCAGAGGCACTTCTGTTTAAAAATAAAGCATTTATTCAAGAAGAAGTAACGGCTTGGATCAACTATCAAATTAATACAGGTGCATCTGTTACATACAGCGACGGTACTGCCAACTACACAGGTTTCAAATACAGTTCTGCTAAATGTAAAAGAGATGTAGGTTATATTGTTGACGCTTGGATAAATGATTTATCCAGAGGTGGTAACATTGAAACACGTAGAATAGCATCAAGTTATCTAGCAGGTAATATTAATGCTGTCAAAGTTAATAATTCAAATTCAAATAATACAGTTGACCAAATAGCACAAACAAATGCCGCGGTTGAATTTGCAAGAGATCTGGTGCAAAACTATGTTTTAAAAAATAAAGTTTATCCTACAAAACAAGGATACTTTCAGGCTACTGCAACAAACTTTCAACCAAACAGTTTTCAATTTTACATAGGAACTTCTTCATATGCAAATTCTTACGTAAACGGTGGCACAGTTACAAAGTCAGACGGGACAGTTTTAAATGTAAGCAATTTCACATATGACTATACAACAGGTATTGCCACTGTCACTACTACCACAACACATGGTCTATCTATAAATGATACAGTATATCTAAAAGATATAAATGTATCTTGTACATATGATGGCGTAGTAACCAATAAAATTTATCCTGAGCATGTAGCACAGGCTAATGCTGATCAGTTTACTGTTGAAGCAGGAACATACGGAAGTTCTGCTCCTGCAAGTACAACATTTGACATTTATGTAGGCCCTTCAAAGTATGCACACACATACGTAAGTGGAGGTAAGGTTTACAAAGGACAAGCGTTCCTTACACCAACTAATGCAACCTATGACCCAGCAACGGGCGTGATGGTAGTCAC